GATGCGGCGGATGCACATTTTGAGGAAGGGTTTGAGGCTATATCGGAGGTTGGTGAGCGTAGGCAGCGTGAGATTGTGGAAGCCTTGAATGGGGATCGAGACATTAGTGAGGCAAATGTTAGCCAGGTTGATTTAGGCTTGCTTAAGCAGAGAGTTGGTCAGCACAATTTGGCGGCGCAAGCCTGGAACCAGGAGCGGTATGGTGGTAGGGCAAATCAGCAAATCAACATTAGTATTGGTGACTTGCACTTAGATGCGCTGCGCAAGATGAAGGTTTTTGAGCATGAATGATCTTTCGCAGAACGCGATGTTGGAGTTTACTCAACGTTACTCCAAAAAGCCATCATTGTTTGTGCGTGAGGTGTTAGGTGTTGAGCCCCTTGATTACCAGGCGGAGTTTCTCGATGCGATTGCGTCTGGTGAGCGTAAGATTAGCATAAGGTCTGGGCATGGCACTGGTAAGTCTACGGCCGCTTCTTGGGCTATGCTTTGGTATTTTTTGATGCATTACCCCAATAAGGTGGTTGTAACTGCGCCGACTTCTAGTCAGTTGTTTGATGCTTTGTTTGCTGAGATGAAACGCTGGATAAATGAGTTGCCGGAAGCGTTTCAAGCTTTGTTGAATGTAAAGTCGGATCGTGTAGAGCATACATCTGCGCCGAGTGAGATGTTTATTTCGGCTAGAACTAGTAGAGCGGAAACGCCAGAGGCATTAGCCGGAGTTCACTCTGAGCACGTTATGTTGGTTGTAGATGAGGCTAGTGGTGTGCCGGAGCAGGTTTTTGAGGCGGCGGCAGGGTCTATGTCCGGTCATAATGCTACCACGATTATGTTAAGTAACCCCACGCGAAGTAGTGGTACTTTCTTTGAGAGCCAAAACAGAATGGCGGATAGTTGGTGGACTAGGCGTTGGTCGTGCGTTGATAGTCCTTTGGTGAGTGATGAGTTCATTGAAGAGATGAAGTTGCGCTATGGCGAGGAAAGCAATGCGTTTCGCATTCGTGTATTGGGTGAGTTTCCTCTTGCAGATGATGATACGATCATTCCGTTTCACCTAGTAGAAAATGCATTGCACAGAGATGTTGAGATAGACGATGAAACGTCTAGCGTCTGGGGCTTGGATGTTGCCAGGTTCGGTGCGGACCGAACAGCGTTATGTAAACGCCAGGGTCCGATTGTGACTGAGTTACGGGCCTGGGCCGGGTTGGACTTGATGCAGACTGTTGGTCGAGTTGTGGCTGAGTATGAAGGTTTACCCCCCTCACGCCAACCTACACAGATACTTGTGGACAGTATCGGTGTAGGTTCGGGTGTGGTCGATAGGTTAAAAGAGATTGGTTTGCCTGTTCGTGGTGTAAATGTGGCAGAAGCCCCTAGTATGGGCGATACTTACCTAAATTTGCGTTCTGAGTTGTGGTTTAAGACGAAGGGTTGGCTTGAGGATCGAGCGTGTAAATTACCGAAAGACGATCAGTTGGTGGCTGAGTTAACCAGTATTCGGTATAGTTTTACGTCTAGTGGCAAGATGAAAGCCGAAAGTAAGGATGAGATGCGGAAACGTGGCTTACAGTCACCAGATTTGGCTGATGCGTTATGTTTGACGATGGCAAGTGATGCGGCGACTGCGTTGTCTGGCGCATTTAGTAGTTGGAGAAATAATATAAAACGTAATTTGCGTGGGATCGCATAATGTGTTACGTTGCAAAAAACAGCAAAGGAGATAGCTATGCCAGGTTATGGTAAAGGAATGGGTAAGAAAAAAGGTGGTAAGAAAAAATAATGGCTAAAGGCGTTAAGCATTATTTTCGAGATGGAACTGAGCATAAAGGTGGTATGCATAAAATGCCTAATGGTCAGGTTCATAGCGGCAAGACGCATACTAAAAGTAGTAAGCGTCTTTTTCATTTTAGCGAATTAAGTATGACTGCCAAGAAAAAAGCAAGAAAGAGAGCATAATGGCCAAGAAATCTCGTAAGTCATCTAGTCCAACGCCTAAAAACCCTGCTTTATATGCTAGGGTAAAGACTGCGGCTAAGAAAAAATTTAAGGTTTACCCTTCTGCGTATGCAAATGCTTGGTTGGTACGTGAGTACAAAAAGCGTGGCGGTACTTATGCCTAGCAGAAAGCCTAAAGGTGGACTGACTAAATGGTTCAAGGAAGATTGGCGAGATGTTAAGACAGGCAAGAAGTGCGGTAGGAGCGGCAAGAAAGATAAAGGTAGACCTTACCCTGCTTGTCGTCCTAAAAGTAAAGCAAGTTCTGCTTCTGCAAAGAGGGCGGCTAAACGTAAGACAGGCCCAGCTAGGATAAGTTGGAAAACAAAGAGTAAAAGGGGAAAGAAGTAATGCCATACTCTAAATATAGCCCAAAGCAAAAAAAGCTTGCTGCTATTGCCCCACCGCGCAAAAAGATAACAAAAGCAGATTTTAACAAATTGAACAAAAAAAAGAAGGGTAAGAAGTAATGGCTGAGATGACGCACGCTGAAAGGATACAGCGACATTTTGATATAATTGGTAAGCCTAATCCATTTAAGGGTGTGCACGCAGCCCAGGCTAGGGCTTCGGAGAGAAAAGGCGGTCTAGGCTCTAACAAGGGTGCGGCTCGATATGAGAGTACATCTGCTGAAGATCGAGCTGCGGCTAATTCTGATGGTAGGTTTGGTTACTTTGATGAAGTAAACAAGCGTTATGTTCCTGCTTTTATTGACGCTATAGATGGAGGTGGACGCGATACTCGCGGTGATACATTTGAGGGTGGCCCTTTAAGTGGCATATTAAACAATATAGGCATTAAGCCATACGGTTCTCAGCGTGAGCGTATGTTTGGAGGCCCTACCACATCACCTATTCAGCAAGCTGTGGCGGGAGCAATACCAAGGCCAAGAATTAGACCAGCTTCTTTAGAAGAGACTGTGGCAAATCAGGCTTCGATGGCGGCTCAAGAAGCAAGTTTTACACAACCAGGAGACCCGTTAGAGCCATTCGGCGGTCCAGGGCCTAACATTACGGGTGTAGCTGCGGAACGTGGCATGGGGCTCGATCCATTTGGCGGCCCAAGTATGAACATGGATTATCTAGACCCACGTTCGCAAACCTATGACTCAGGCTACAGAGCTCCGACTGTTTCTACTTATGGTGGTGATATTGATCCTACCCAGGATGGTCGTATCCAGGCACAACAAAACATAGATAATCGTGAGCGTATGCGTAGAGCTATGAGCCAGGTAACTCAGGCAGAATATGATGCTATGTCTCGAGGTGAAAGAGCAAATATGGGTTTGCCAGTTAGAGGTATAGACTTAATGTTTGCTGGTGCAGATGCATTTAAACAGCCTGGGTCTTTAGATCGTTTTGGTAGATCAACTGGTGACACTGGGTTTGATGAATTTATGGATTTAGTTAGAAGAACCCCAGGTCAAGGAGCTTTATTAAATGATCCTGCCGCAGCCTACGATATGTATCAAAGAATGAAAGCCGCAGGACAGTTGTAAAAAATGGCCTTAACTAAAGCCGAAAAAATTAAAAGGGCAAAGGCTCGGCATAATTTTAAAGCCGTGAATAAGCCGAGGCGTGGCGGTAGAAAAAAATTTGAAGTCTTGGCTGTTGAGGGAAACCAAGTTAAATATATAGCCTTTGGCGATCCAAATATGTCAATTAAGAAAGATCAGCCTGGCAGAAAAAAATCATATTGTGCCAGGAGTGGAGGCATTAAGGGGAAAAACAGTAAACTGTCGGCTAATTATTGGTCGCGAAGAGCGTGGAATTGTTAAATGGCTTTAAGTAATTACAATGATTTAAAGGCGAGTATAGCCGATTTTTTAAACAGAGATGATTTAACGTCAGTTATTCCTGATTTCATTAGTCTTGCAGAAGCTCAATTAAATAGAGAAATAAGACATTGGAGAATGGAAGATAGGTCTGTTGCAACGATAGATTCTCAATATACCGCTTTACCAGTAAACTTTCTTGAGCCAATAAGACTAGTAAAAACAACAGGAAATTTTCAAATATTAGAGCTTGTAGGTGCTTTGGAAATATCAAAGTTAAGGCAAGCGAATAATGATAATGTTGGTACTCCTAAACTTTATACAATTTTAGACCAAGCCTTTGAGGTTTTTCCAGCACCTGATGGTGATTATGTTCTTGAGCTAACTTATTATGAAGAAATACCAGACTTAGCTACAAACAACACAAACTGGTTAATGACTTATTATCCTTCTGCATATCTATATGGTTCTTTACTTCATTCTGCGCCATATTTATCTGAGGGTAATAGAATAGCAGAATGGAGTGCATTGTATCAAAAGGCAATCAATGATATAAATGCGGAGAGTGAACGAGCAAAAACTGGCGGCTCTGGTCGCAGGATGAAAATAAGGAGCTACTAAATGGCAAGTTTTACTAAAGTAAATGACTTTGTGGTCAATCTGGCTAACGCAATGGACTTAGACAGCGACACGCTAAAAGTTGCACTTTGCAATACTGACCCTACGTCTGGCACAAGCATCGTGACAGATGGTAATGGTGTTTTAGCGAACGTTACGGAAATAAGTTACACTAATCTTTCTGCAAGAACATTGCAAAATGTTACAAGCACACAGACAAGTGGCACATATAAACTTTCGGCTGATGACTTAGTTTTAACAGCGTCAGGTGGTTCAGTAGCAGCGTTTAGATATGTAATTATTTACAACGACACACCAACATCACCAGCCGATCCGATTGTAGGTTATTACGATTATGGATCATCATTGACGCTAAATGATGGTGATACCTTTACAATAGACATTGGCGCAAACGGTATCTTAACGCTTACATAATAAGGAGATCATCATGGCAAAACTTTTTAACAGAGCCAAGATGAACACCGCCACTACTGGAGCTGGAACTGTTACATTAGGAACGGCTGAAACTGGCTTTCAAACTTTTGCTGATGCTGGAGTAGCCAATAGTGATGTTGTTCAATATGTCATAGAAGATGGCTCTAGTTGGGAAATAGGAACAGGAACCTATAGTTCTAGTGGAACAACACTAACACGCTCTCCAAGCGAAAGCAGCGGTGGCGGTAGTGCGTTATCTCTCAGTGGCAGTGCAAAGGTTTCTATTACTGTTATTGCTGATGACTTCAAAAGGCTACAACTAGCAGGGGCTACAAAAGCAGAGGCAACTTCTGGCGGTCTAGATGTAACTGGTAATATAGTCGTAAGTGGCAATGTTGACGGTAGAAATGTTGCATCTGACGGAGCAAAATTGGACGGCATCGAGGCAAGCGCAACGGCTGACCAATCGGATGCAGAAATAAAAACAGCGTATGAAAACAACTCTGATACAAATGCTTTTACTGATGCTCTGCAAACTAAATTAAATGGTATTGAAACTGCGGCAACGGCTGACCAAACAGCAAGTGAAATATTAGCAAAACTTTTAACAGTAGATGGACCCGCTTCTGGTTTAAATGCTGACCTTCTTGACGGTTTAGACAGTGGTGATTTTGTCAGACCTGATGATGATGCTCAACTTAATTCGTTAGAGTTAGGTGATACTTCAGGACCCATATTAAGCCAAGAACGTGACCAAAACATGAAGTTGCAAGGTAGCTCTGGTTCAGATTGTGGAATTACACTTTGGAGTAGCAATAATACTTGGGATGGTCAGCTATATGCTTCAGGTGGAACGCAAGGATTTTTAACATCTAATTGGGGTGGTTGGGGTGCTTATTGTGACACCAGTGGAAACTGGACTGCTAACGGTAACGTGACCGCCTACTCAGATGAAAAACTAAAAGATAATATTGAGCCAATAGAAAACTCCATTCAAAAGCTAAAAGCTATTCAAGGGGTTACTTATAATCGTAACGACATAGAGGGTAATCCACGACATACTGGTGTTGTTGCTCAACAAGTCGAAAGAGTTTTGCCAGAGGTGGTTATGACTAATGATGACGGAATAAAAACCGTTGCTTACGGCAACATGGTTGGTTTGCTAATTGAAGCCATAAAAGAACAACAAGATGAAATAGAGCGGCTGAGAGCTATAATTGAGGGCTAAATATGACATTACAAAGCAGTGGGGCAATATCACTAGCAAACATTGCGGCTGAATTTGGTGGCTCTACACCACACTCTTTGAGCGAATATTATGGCGTAGCATCAGGTATTCCTTCAAGTGGAACAATAAGCATGAGCCAATTTTATGGTAAAGCAAATGCGGCCTATGTTTATGCTACTGGTGGTAGCGTTTCACAAAGCGGTAATTACAGAACGCATTACTTTTATAGCAGTGGCTACTTTAATATAACAAATGGTGGTAACAGTGCAGGGTCAAACACAGTTACATATTTAGTCGTTGCTGGTGGCGGCGGTGGCACTGGCATCGGTGGTGGTGGCGGTGGCGGCTATAGATACGGCTCTAAAACTGTTAGCGCAGGGAATAATTATGTAAGTGTTGGCGGTGGTGGTTCGGGCAGAACTTCGAGCTTCTATTATCAAGCGGGTGGTAATGGTGGCAATAGTTCTGCTATAGGTATTACCTCAACTGGTGGCGGTGGCGGTGCATCGACAGAACCAACCTACTCAGCTGGGAGCGGTGGCTCTGGTGGCGGTGGTGGTTTCGATACTGGAACACTAACATACTATAACGGTGCTAGTGGTATATCAGGTCAAGGTAACAGTGGCGGTCGTGGTCGTAGATTATCTGGCGGTGGTGGCGGTGGCTCAAACGGTAGCGGTCAAGATGGATATGCAAGAGGAAACAACTTAGGCGGTAACGGCGGTAGCGCACGTTATCATTTCGGTGGTTATAGAGGTGGCGGTGGCGGTGGCACTAGTTGGACAACAAATGTTGCCTCTGGCTCTGGCGGTGGCGGCAATGGTGGTGGACTTAATAGCCCACCTCCTTATCCAGGCTCTGGCAACACTGGTGGCGGTGGTGGTTCGGGTTGGAACGGTGCGGCAGGGCGTGCTGGCGGTTCTGGTATTGTAATTCTTCAATATAGGTTTCAGTAAATGGCACATTTTGCAAGACTTGAAGATAATATTGTTACTGACATAGTTGTGGTTGATAACGAAGATATTATAGGCGCAGATGGAAACGAAAGCGAAGATGTTGGCATTGTTTTTTTAAAAGATATGTTTGGTCAAGATACTGTTTGGAAACAAACAAGTTACAACAACAATATTAGGCAAAGATATGCCTCTATTGGAGACACTTATAACGCAGATATAGATGCCTTTGTTTGCCCAAAACCTTTTGCTTCATGGACGATGAACAGCGAAAATGGAGAATGGGAGCCACCTATAGAAAGACCACCAGATACAGAAACGCATTATCATTTGTGGGATGAAGAAAATCAGCAATGGGTTCAATCAAGTTTTGTTGAGTAGAAAGAAAATTAAATGTTAGGATTTTCCGCACTAGGTACAACAGCATTAGGCGCACCTACTGCTAACGAGGCGTATTCACTGCAAGTGACAAGCGGCACTTTTACGCTTTCTATGCAAGGTACTGCAAAACTTATTACTGACGTATTTCCCAATGGAACCTTTACGCTTAGTGGTCAATCTGTTGGATTAAGTGCAGGGCGACCGTCTACATTTACGGCAGGGTCATTTACCGTAACTGGTCAAGACATAACTTTCGATCAAAATTTTGGGCTAATTATAGATAGCGTTTATAATAACGCATCATTTTCCTTAACTGGTCAAAATATAGTTTTTGATACTGGTTTTGGTATGGTAATTGATAGCGGTTCTTTCGCTCTTACTGGTCAAAGCATACCATTTAAAAAGGCAATGAATGTTGATTTAAATAATGCAACATTTACGCTTACTGGGCAAGATGCTCTCAAGGGTGTTGGTGAGGCTTTTGATCGTGGTCAATTCACATATTCTGGTCAAGATGTAACACTTTT